AAAAGGTTTAAAACTCCAGCGTACAAAAAATACGAAAAGGAAATGCTTTTGAGGATGCCAGCTAAAAAGGTCGATGCAAATCAAATGTTGAGGGTTGAATTTTTCTTTGGCTTTAGCAATTCAGCAAGCGATCTTGATAACCCAGTTAAACTCCTAATGGATATAGCACAGAAAAAATACGGCTTTAACGATAAAAACGTTTTTGAGTTGAACGTTCGCAAATGCTTGGTCAAGAAAGGCGAGGAATTTATACAAATGGGAATTTATCAGATGTTACCTTTTTAAATATGAAACAGGACAAAACAAAATCATTCAATATGGACTGCTTAGAATTTATGTCAAGCGTTCCTAATAATTTTTACGATTTGGCAATTGTCGACCCGCCTTATGGCTTAGGTGAAAGTGTTGTAAATAGTGGAGGTAGATTTAAAAAATATCATAATAAAAATGGAAATTGGGATATTGAGATACCTAGTGAAAAATATTTTAATGAACTTTTTAGGATATCAAATGAACAAATAATTTGGGGAGGTAATTATTTTAATTTACCAGCAAATAAATGTTTTATTGTTTGGGATAAACAACAACCTGAAGGAATTTCTTTTGCTATGGCTGAATATGCTTGGGCATCATTTGATAAAGTTGCACAAATTTATAAAACTAGAACTCAAGGCCAAGAATCTAGATTTCATCCAACACAAAAACCAGTTAAACTTTACGAATGGCTTTTAATAAATTATGCTAAAGAAGGCGATAAAATATTAGATACGCACGGAGGTAGCCAATCCAGTCGAATTGCTTGTTTTAATCTTGGTTTTGAATTGGATATTATTGAATTAGACAAGGATTATTTTGACCAAGGAAATAAAAGGTTTGAGCAACACAAAAAGCAATTGACCTTGTTTTAAACAAAAATCACCTTTATACCTTGGAATTAAATTTGAAACCTATATTTGCGTAAAGATTAAAGCAATGAGCATTTACGAAGGTATATTAATTAAGAAAGCACGCAAAGCCGCTGGATACAATCAGCTGGATTTATGCAAGAAAATTGGACTAAGCCACGCACCAATTAATCACGTTGAAAATGGATTGGAATCGATAAGCCTTTTAAACTTGCGTAAGATTTGCGACGAGATTGGTTTGGAAGTTGTAATAAGACCAAAAGATAAAGTAAATGCCTAAAGGATTACCAACGACAAAACCTGATTACTCGCTTGAAATTAGATACAGATTAAGAGACGGCCAATGGTCTCCTTGGTCTATGAAAGGCAAAGGAAAATTTGAAAGCATCCAGTTAGTACAAAAGCAAATAAGAACGCTGGCTTCGGCTTACCAAGGCCGAGAAAAAGAGGTAAGATTTGAATGGAACGGTAAGCTTTGCAACTTTGTAGGTGAGGTTACAGGGCAGACAATTATTTTAACATAGTTTTTTGGGATTGATAAGTAAAAAAGGCTTGGGTTTTGCTCAAGCTTTTTTTTAATACCTTTGAATTAATTAAATAATAAAAATTAAATGGACGGCAGAAAAAACAACGGAGGACATAGTACAAAGGGATTTGCTGGTAGACCATCAAAAGCTGACGAAATAAAAATAATCGAGCAAATGGATGCAATCGCAGTTCCTGAAGAGGCTTGGAAAGCTCTTTGGAATAGATGCAAAGATGGAGACATTCAGGCAATTAAAACTTGGCTAAATTACCGCTTCGGAATGCCTAAGCAAACCGTAGACGTTACAACTCAAGGAGAAAAGGTTACACCACCAATTGAATGGATAAAATCCAAATAATTGACAAATACGAGCCTCTTTTTTTAGAGCAGCCTAAAAGCCGATACTACCTAATAACCGGAGGTCGTGGATCAGGTAAATCCTGGACTCTTTCTTTATTCCTTTTAAATCTTACTTACGAGGAAGGACACGTTATTCTCTTTACTCGTTGGACGCTAACAAGTGCTTTTATTTCGATTATTCCTGAATTTATCGACAAAATTGAGTTGATGAACAAGGCGGAGGACTTTGAAATTACACAAAGCGAAATCATTAATAAGGCTACCGGATCAAAGATATTATTTAGAGGCATTAAGACCAGCCAAGGAACGGCAACGGCAAACCTAAAATCAATCGCTGGAGTAACTACTTTTATTCTTGACGAATCAGAGGAGTTAATGGATGAGGATGTATTTGACCGCATTGACCTTTCTATTCGTGCAGTAAATAAGCCAAACCGAGTTATTTTGGTAATGAATCCATCCTACAAGTCGCATTGGATTTATAGCAGATTTGTAAAGAATCCTCGAAACGATACAAGCTACATTCATACTACTTACCTAGATAATGAAAGGAATTTAAGCCAGTCCTTTATCGACCAGGCTAACAGAACTAAGACGGAAAACCTCCACAGATTTAACCATTTATTCCTTGGTCATTGGCTTGACGATGCCGAGGGAATGCTTTGGAATAGGCAAATAATCGAGCGAGTAAGAATGTCAAATGCACCACAATTAGAAAGAATTGTTGTTGGAGTTGATCCAGCGGCTTCAGCAAATGCAGAGTCTGACGAAACAGGAATAGTGGTTGTCGCTAAAGATTCAAACGGCAATGGATATGTCTTAGAGGATTTGAGTGGCAAATATTCACCAAGCCAATGGGCAAGCGTATCAGTTAAAGCATTTGAACGCTGGAACGCTGATTGCATAGTTGCAGAAAAAAATATGGGAGGCGATATGGTTGAAAGCGTTTTAAGGTCACAAAATACCATCGCAAGAATAAAATTAGTAAACGCAACTAAAGGAAAGTATGTCAGAGCTGAGCCTATATACTCCCTTTATGAGCAAAATAAAATTTACCACATTGGACAATTTCCAATCTTAGAAAATCAAATGATTACCTTTGATCCTGATAAAGGAAAGTCTCCTGACCGAGTAGATGCTTTGGTTTGGGGATTTACTGAATTGCTTTTAGGTTCAAAATTTACCTTTTCGATATGAGCAAAGAAACAATCGCATCGCTTATTTTAATGGTTATCTGCTACCTTTTAATAGCTTTTGTAACCCTAGATTTTAATCCTTTAACCTGGCATTGGTTAGCAAGAGCGGTAATGCTTATAATTTGGTTTTATGGACTTGCATTTTTAGAAAAAAATAAATAGGTATATTTGTTAAAACGAATATGCTATGCTATTAAAGGCTCTCCAAAATTACATCACTCCGCAAGTCAATCCAACCAAGACTTATCCCGATGTAAATTTACTTAACCAAATCTTATACGGCCAGTTTACGGCCTCCACGATGGTTGTTTGGTACGACTCCAATCAGCAAACTTTTATCGACCAAGGATATAAGGGAAACTCCCTTGTTTATTCAATCATTCGCAAAATAGCTGAGAAAGGAAAGCAATGTCCAACCTACGTTTACAAGGAATCTGAAGCAGCTAAGAAATATAAAGGAGGAAAATATAGTGCCAAGGAATTAAACCGATTGCAAAGCATAGCATTAAGAAAAAAGGAGCTGCAAGACGTTAACTATTCCGATCCGGTAAATCAGCTAATCAAGAATCCAAACCCATCTCAAACTTGGGCAGAATTCTTGGACAATATGCTAACGTGGTACAATACTAGCGGAGAAATCTTTGTTTATGGATTTCAGCCAACGGAAGGATTAAACAAGGGCAAAATAAAGGAGATGTACGTTTTGCCGTCTAACTATGTAGAAATAGTTGCTGGCTCTTTATTCGAACCGGTGCGAGGTTATAAGTTGATTATTGGAGATCAAAACATTGAGATTCCAGCCGACCAGGTATTGCACATCAAAACAACCAATCTTACTTGGGATTTAAATGGAGCGCAGCTTCGTGGAATGCCTCCTCTATTAGCTGGTTTAAAGACTTTACAGGCCAACAACGAAGCGAATGAGGCAAAGCAAAAGACTTTCCAAAATGGAGGTGCAAAAGGTATTATTTCGCCTAATATTACAAATCCTGAGTTTTGGCCATCACCTGACCAAAGGGCAAAGATGGACGAAAGGATTGACGAGCGAATTAACGGAAATAAGAATATCAACAAAATCGTTGCTTCTTCTATTCCTTTGAGATACGATGCAATCGGATTGTCTCCAGTAGCAATGG